GCCGGCGGCGAATCGGCGGGCGAGGGTGCGGACCACCGCTTCGTATTGGCCGTCGTCGGGGCCGAAGTCTGGCGGGATGGCGGTTTCGCCGGGGAGCAGGAAGTTGTAGCTGCCGGGCTCGGTGTTCCAGAGGCGCTTGCTGTCCTCCAGGGCGGGCGTGCCATCGGGGTTGGTGCTGCCGAAGGTTTCGGGCTCGGGGGTCTGGATCCAGCCGAGGCTGTTGGCCTGCACACGCTTCCGCGTCCAGTGCGCCTCCTCGTACTTACCGAGATTCCACGACGTAGTAATTACAGAAGCGAACCAGGGGACGCCGCGTGTCTGCCCGACGCGCTCAGGCATAAAGACGTGGATAAAGTCGGCAGCGTCAATAAAGAGATGCTTCTCATTACTGCCGATGTAGTTGGTGAACTCAACGTCACCAGGGTGCTTACGCAGAATTGCGTAGCGGGTGGGCCTGCCCCACTCGTTTAGCTCAACACCCATACGCCAGTAGTGCTTAGGGCGGTCGCTAAGTCCGGTGTATTCGTCGTCGATTTGATCGGCTTCGATTAGCTCCAGGCTTAGGGGGACTTTGCTGCGGCCCATGGGCTGGCGGACCAGGCGGATGCCGATCTCGCCGGATTCGGGTAGAGCCCCGACGATGCTCAACTCGATTCCGTGGAAACTTAGGCGGCCGGTTACGTCGCAGGAGTCGGCGCGGCACCAGTGGTTCCAGGCGGCGAGGAGGGCGGCGTTGCGGCGCTCGTCCTTTTCGCTGCCGTCAGGGCGGAGCACCTGGGGCTGCATTTGGATGCCGCGGGCGCCGACGACGTTGATTTGGGTGGTGCGCTTGGCTTGGCGGGCGTAGGGGTTGTCGCGGACCAGCGCACGGCTGCGGTTGCGCAGCACCTTGAGGCTGCCGCGGATCTCGGCGTCGGCGCTGTTGCCGGAGGCGAGGAAGTCAGCCGTGAAGCGGTTCCACTTAGCGGCGTCGTAGGCGCGGCGGCCGTGTCGCGCAATGGCGAGTTGGCGGCGGAACCAAGTGCGGAGGCCCATGGCGGCTTAGGAGAAGCGGACGTAGAGGGAGCGGCCGTCGCCTTTGCCGTTGACGACGTTTTCGGCGAGCTTTTCGCGGGCCACGTCGGCTTTGAGGCGGTCGCGCCAGGCGATCAGATCGGCGAGGTCGGCGCGTTTGACCATGCGGCCACCGGTGGGGGTGCCGATGCGGTACTCTTGGGCGCCGGTGGCGAGGGCGCGGATGGCGGCCTCAACCGCGTCGAGGTCGATCTGGGCTTGGCTGCGCAGATCGAGGGCGGTGGGGGCGCCGGCGTAGGACAGCGCCGGGGACACGGTGAAGCCGCCGGTGCGCTCGGTAAGTGGTTGCGAGGCGGTGACGCTGACGGCTTGGTAGAACCACTGGCCGGTGGCGAAGGCGGCGGTGGTAAGCGCGGGCAGTGTGAAGGTCCAGAGGCCGCCGCTAAGTGTGCCGGAAGCTGTGGCGCCCGATGCAGCGTTAGTGCGAAAGTAGTAGGCGTAAGAGGACGCGCCGACGGCGAGGTCGTCTGTCCAGCTTACAGCGTCTCCTGCGTATATTTTTGACGGAAATGCCATCGGTGGCACGCATTTCGTATAAGTCTAGGTGGTAAGCGTTGCAGTGATAAGTGCTAAGCGGTAAGCGGGAAGGGGCGGTGGGGCGTTGGGGCGCTGCGGCTTAGGGGCGTCGGGGCGTGGGGGCGCGGGGCTTAGCGGCCGAGGACGTTGAAGGCGGCGGAGGAGCGGGCGGGTTGGGAGGGGGCGTCGTCGGGGGAGGGGCGGAGCTTGCGCTCCAGCTGCTCCCAGATGGTGCGGCGGTCGTAGAGCTGGTAGAGGCGATGCAGGGAGGCGTAGGCGTAGACAAGTTCGTCGAGGGCTTCGTTGGGCTGGCTGCTCTTTTTTACCCAGACGCGCTGTGGGTAGCCGTTCTTGTATCGCATCACCTGCTTTTCGGCGGTGAGTTCCTCAAAATAGTCGAGGGGTGTTTTGGCGTGGAAGTGGAGGTAACCGGGACCGGGTTCGTTGTGTTTTAGGCGGCCGAATAGCAGCGATTTGATGGCGTCGGAGCCAACGGGGAATACTTGGGCGCCTTTGCGTAAGGTTTGGCCTTTGTGGTTGAGATCGACCTTGCTGGCCTTGCCGATGGGCGGTTTGCCCTTGGTGGACATGCCCTTGATGGCGATGACGCCCTGGGCGGCGCGGTCGCGGGCGTAGGCGTAGACGGTGGCGGTGTGGTGGCCACCAGAGTCGATTGCGCACACACTTACACGTAAGTCGATGCCGTCTTCACTCAAGAACGGTCGGCTTAGCACTTCGTCGAGTTGTTTCCATACGTCGGGGCGTGAGGGGTCGCCGTAGAGCTTGCTGCGGTCGATGAGCCACGCCTCCTCTTCGCGTCCCCACGCCCAGACGCTGAGACTTAGGCGGTCGTCCTGGCAGTCGCAGCCGATCGTGAGCGCCAGGGCGGAGGAGGGGACGATGAGCGCTTCGTAGGTCTCCTTGGCGGTGCGTTCCAGCAGGGCGGAGGCGCCGATCTTGGAGGCGTATTCGTCTTCCCAGACCTCGCCTAGGACGGTGTTTACGAAGGTCTTTAGTTGCTCGGCGTCGTTCTTCGACTCCAAGAACTCTTCGACCAAATTAGACCATGAGGCGTTGGGGGAATAGGAATAGGCGGCCCAAATGTGGAAACTTACGTGCTTACCGTTGCCGGGAATTGTGGAGCGCCATTCGCCGCGTTCGACCATCCAACGCTTCTTAGAGTGCGGGATAAGTTCGTTGCAGGATTCGCACTTGTAGGCGGTGGTGGAGGGGTCGTTGTCGGTCCAGGTCATCTGAGCCCAGCGCAGGTACTGCATGTGGTTGCAGTGGGGGCAGGGCACGAAGTAGCGGCGCTGATCGCCTTGGGCGAAGAGGCGCTCGATGCGGCTGAAGTCCTTGATGGTGGGGGTGGAGCCGGCGACGATTTTGCGGTTCCAGTAATACTCGGTTCGGCGGATGCCGAGCTTGATCTGGTCGCCCTCCGTACCAGCCGAGGGCGGGTAGCCATCGGTCTCGTCAAACAGGACGACGCGGCGGCTCACACGACGGAAGCCCCGCGGCGAGTTGGCCCCAACGAGGCTTAGCGTTCCACCCGGAAATTGCTTCTGCAGGATCGTGTTGGCGCCGTCCTTAGCTTTGGCGTCGCTTACGAGGCCGGCTAGGCAAGGTGTATCGCGTAACATAGGCGCAATTTCTTCCTTCGAATAGCCCTGCGCGTCTTCAATCGTCGGCTGTACTAGCATCAAAGGGCAGGGATCTTGGTGAATGTGATAGGCGATTACGTGGTTGAGAATTTTGGAGTAGCCGACTCGCGCCGACTTCATAAGGGTTACTTGTTCAATTAGCGGATCACTTATGGCGTCCATGATCCCCTTCTGGTAGGGGAGGGTGTGCCAGCGGCCACCCTCGGCGCTGCTTTCGACGCTGAGGTAGGCGTAGGTGTCGGCCCACTCGCTAAGCGTGAGGCGGCGCGGGGGTTTGAAAGCGCTAAGCGCCGCACTTTCCAGGCGAACAATACTGCTAAGCGGCGTAGTTGTCATGTGCAGCAGCTTAGGCGTCAGATTTAGCAGCGAGATCTTCTAGCGTTTCCCGTACGATGTCGTCCAGCAGGCTTATGGCGTCGGTGTCGAGGTCGGGGATGCGCTGTTTGGCCTTTGTTGGGATACCCAAAATCTTAGTGCGAGCCATGGTGATAATTTCAACCCATTTGGCCTCAACTTCCTCCGCTTTTACCAAAATTCGCTCTTTTTCCTTGCGTTCCAGCTCCAATAGCTCGGCTTTTAGGTGCTCGGTGCGGGCGCGGGACTCGTTGTAATCGGGTATGGCCTCGTTGGTGTCCGCCAGGTTGCGGCCTGAGTCGGCCTGCTGATCGCGGCGCTCCTGGGGGGTGAGTTCCCCAGGCCGCTTAGGGGTGCGTTCGATCGTTCCAGCGGGGGGCTTAGGGCCGCGGCCGATGCGTTTCTGGGTGTTGCGGTCCCATTCCTCGCGCATAGTCAACGAGTCAATAAACACACGTCCTTTTGAATCAGAATGGCCGGTAAGACGGCCTGATACTACGGCTTTATGCACCGCTTGCTTCGATACGTCGAGAAGTCTGGCAGCTTCGGATTGCGTTATTAGTGGCATTGAGCCCCTGCAGGCTGCGTATTTATCGTAGATAGTACACGATCAAGGCGGTGTTGAGAGAAGTATGGCTGCGCTGTGTACCATGTGCGTACTTCGTGGTTATATTTACTGTAATTACACCTACTACACGCGGGAACAATGTTATTTAAGCTGTGAGCACCTCCTTTTGATATAGGTACAACGTGCTCTATGTGAAGTAGCGTATTCCCTGCACCGCAGTAGGCACAGGTATTATTAAATTCCATAAAGCGGTGCTTTAACTCTGCTGTAGATACAGGAAGCACGGTGTTTTTACGAAGCGCGGCTTTGCGTGCTTTAGCTTTATTTCTATTATACATGCGTAAGTTTGCGTTTAAGCTGTATTTGCGTCGCCATAATGCGTTCCTGCGTTTGCGCGTGGCTTCTTCGTCTTTATTGCAATGTTCTTTTGTGTATATTGCGTATTGCTGGGCTACTAGCGCGGCTACAGACATATAAGTAGAGCGGCGTAGCGCTCTATCCAGTCTACGCTTTTCTAAATAATTTGCCCTAGTGTCTACTCCTTTATTGCGGCGCCATTGCCTGTTATATGCTGCGTGACGCGCCTTATTTTGTAGCCTGTACGCTTCCCACTCTCCTGTAGCTACGCGCAGCTGTTTGTTAGCCTTTGTTTTTGCTTTAACGTGCTCTCTGTTTTTTGCGTACCATGCGCGTGAAGACGCTTTTTGCGCGGCCGTCTTAACACGATGTTTATCGCATAAATTACACGCGCCTCTTTTTACACTACGCAGTGAATACCCTGTGCCCATATAGCCATGGTTTTTTGGGCACAATTTACCTAGCTTAAATCCAGCGGGTGTCTTGGTTAGATTGTGGTCTATAAAGTTTTTTAGCCAGCCCGCAGATCCGGCACAACCTGCGCACGTTGTTGTTTTATTGCCCTTTTTGTCTACGTAGTTGGATCGCAGGCTGTTGTTCGTACCAGGCCAACGATGCTCCCGCTTACAGAGAGACCCTAGATGCCACTTCGTCGAATCGAACGTGTAGAAGACCTCAAAGCCGCTCATAGGTGCTTTAAGTTGACGGCAGCGTCTACCTATGGTAACCTAAAAGGTTGACTTGGTGCTGGGTAGGGATAATTGTGAGCATATTTATATGCAAGTAAACTAACTTTTTTTAGTTGTGCCTGCCTGTACGTTGGGCTTCGAAACCCCT